AACAAAAAACCCGCCATTAAAGCGGGTTCTGTTCAGAAACTCATGTGGCCTTGACCACCTTTTCCCGGATGTGGTGGCGCAGAAGAAATTAGATTCGGTTTTATAATGTGCCGTACAAACGTTTCATGAGTAACGAACGTACAGCCACAATTTATATTTTGGCACTGGTTGTAACGTTCTTTTGTCGTAGCTGATACCTGAAAGCTGCTTCTGGTATGTGCTGCATGACCGCACTCTGGACAGTTCATCATTGCTGTTATCCCACCACTTTTGCCATAATCGCAATAATGATACATTATTATTCAATATTGAGAACCAATCATTCAATTTCAAGACCATCAATCTTTACTTCAAGCTCCATGCTGGTCGTAAATCCATTATCCGGGCTGACAGAATGCGTCAGGGTGGTAATGGTCCATTCTGCATCATCAATCGGCTGCTTAAATCCCGTCACCTTCACCGGCATTTCCGTATAGAGATCAGCCCGCCCCTCAGCGAGCTGTAGGGAAAATGAAGCAACCCCGCGCTGCAGGCGTTCCCACTGCATTTTTGCTGCGCGCTCTGCATTGCTCCGGTTGGCGTAGGTACGATTAAGAACCAACACGTTTTCATCCGTTCCCACCAGATAATCACCCTGTTTTGCTTCCGGCTCTTTGGGTGTGGTGGCTTTCTTTCGACGACGCTTAACACTGGTTGTCTCTTTTTTCCTGGGTTCACGCGTATGCAACCAGCTGGCAATAACACCGGTATAGGCACCACGATCAGCAAGGGTGAACCGATGACCGTCACCGGCTTTGCGCGTGATGGTGATAACCGGCAGCGGCTTGCCGCTTGCCGTTCTTCCCTGTCCCTGCCGGATAAACAGCAGGTTCCCGTCTTTAACGGAAGCAATCGCCCCATACTGTCTCGCCAGTTTCATCAGAAAACTTGCATCGCTTTCATTGGTCTGGTCCATATGATCCAGCGCCTTATCCGTCAGGTCTTGACCCAGCGCCACTTTGAGGTTATGCCGGGCGGCGATTTCCTTTACCACCTCCCCCACCGTTATCTGATGCCATGATTTTTCGCGCCGTGTATTGAGGGTTTCACGGAAATCTGCGCTACGCGCCCTGATGGTCAGCCGGTCAGGGGCTCCGCTGTGTTCAATTTCATCTACGGTAAAAGCCCCTTTAGGGAAAAGCGGCTGGCCTTTCCAGCCCAGCGCCAGATGAATAACAGCACCACGGCGCGGCAGAACGATCTGCCCGTCGGCGTCGTCCAGCTCCAGATCAAGCTGGTCTGCTTCAAAGCCCCGGTTATCCGTCAGTGTCAGACTCATCAGGCGCGCGTCCATCACCGTCGTCACGTCTTTGCCTTCGATGGTGATACTGAAAGCCGGGCTTTTGCTGTTCAGATTCAGGAGATCAGAATTAAAGTTCACTGCAGCAACCCTCCAACCGTGTTTTTAATCCCCCCAATAGCAGATGCTGCAGAGTCCTGCAGGTTGCTGAGCTGGTCACTCAGGCTCCCGAACATGTCAGAGAGCGACTCATCAACCCGTTTGAGGGTGATCGTAAACTCAATGCGCCTGGGCATTCCGCTGGCAAAAAACTCCGTCTTTGTCTGGCTCAGACTCTCAATAACAAACATGCCGTAAATGGTTCCACTGCCTTCAATCAAAGGCCATGCCTTGCCCAGTTCAGCCATTTGTTCAAGCGCCAGTAATGACAGCCTGCCTCCGGTCACTTCCGGCAGCAGAACCCCGGACAGTGTCAGTGAATCATTATCCGGGCCAAGAAACTGCGTTGACGGGCGGCGGTTCACCCGGCTGTTGGCGGTGTGTCGCCAGCTGCGCTGATACTGCAGTTCCTGATAAGGGACAGTGCGCAGCATAAATACATATAAACCCAGCACCATCATCATGATTCATACCCCCCCTGATCGCTGAAATTGCTGCGCGCTTTTGCCCTGGCCCTGCGTTCCCGCTCGTCAAGCTGGCGTGCCACTTCACGGGCAATATCCTGCGCACTCTGTCCCGGCTGCGCGACGATATGAATGGGCGTATTTATCTCATAACGAATAACTGACGGCGGGCTGTCAGCCTTAACTGGCTGCGTCTGGTATGTCCTCGCAGGCAGACTGAACGGATGAAGCGGAGCCACTTCTGCAGGTGTCGCAGCTACCCCCATCACGCCAGCAACGACAGAGGCCAGCGCAGCAGTACGCCGCCTGCTGGTAACATTTGCCGGTCCGTTCACAATTTCAGGGCCATTTTCTCCGACAATGCCAAACTGCCCGCGTGGAATGATCCCGCCCGTGTCGTACATCCCCGCGTAAGCCGGGAACCCGCCTGGCGGCAGCACCACTTTGCCGTCACTGTTCACTGTGGCGGACTGCTGCTGCGTAACCTGCGCAGGTAGTTTCGCCTTTGCCGCCTCCTTACTGACAATACCGAGCTTTTCCAGCAGCCATGACACACCGGATTTAAGTGACTCAAGTGGGTGCATCACCATATTCAGACCTTCCGCCAGTGCCTCACCAAACCGACGCCCCATTGCAGCTGCGCTGTTCAGTTCTTCGGAAGTGGATTTAACCGGGGTAAGTAAATCATTGAACCAGCCCCACAAGGCCTGCACCCTGTCACCAATCCACTGAAACACGGGTCTGAGCGGCTCAAAGGCAGCGCTGATGGGCGCAGCAGCGGCTTTGAACCCTTCCACCACGCCCCCCAGAAACGCACTGATGGGCTGCCAGTATTTCCAGATAACCAGCGCCACGCCTGCCAGTGCAGCCACAACCAGCCCTACAGGACTGAGCAGCGCACCCAGCAGGCTACCAACAGCAAATAATGCCACGCGCAGCAAAGCCAGCGGACCAGAGATCAACAAACGCAGCACGCTACCTGTACGTGTGGCAGCGGCGGCTGCAGAAGGTAACGCTTTAACTGACAGCATGGACAGGCCAAACCGGATAACCGCCAGCGGTCCCAGCACAGCAGCCATCTGCTTTTCAATCTCCGCCGGATTGAGTTGCAACAGATTCATGCCTTCAAAAAATCGTTTACTTTGCATGGTGGCAATGGACAGTTCACGCACCATGGCATTAGAGGCGCTGGCGGCGATTTCCGGGGCAGCCCCAAGAGAAAGGAATGTTGAACCCAGCGCCGCGGCCTTTCGGAAGTCAAGGCGGTCAGCCACGCCCCCCATACGCTGCAGGACGTTGATAATGTCCCCACCCTTTGACATGGCGTTATCGTCCAGGTAGTTCAGCGCATCGCCCAGTTGTTCAATATTGCGCGTCGGAACTTTATAGAGCTGCGCGATTTTCCCCAGCCCTTCTGCCAGTTCATCTGCGGGCAGCTCAAAGGCCGTTGCCGCTTTTGCCGCCGTGGATGCAAAAGCCAGCAGGTCACGTTTCTGCTCTTCGTAAGGATCGTCCTGATTGGTCACACCCATGCGAGCACCACCTTCAACCAGCGCGGCATAGTCTATAGCGCCGTTCTCCATCGGCAGCTGTTCGCTGGCGGCCTTGATGGCATCCTGCATGTCATAAAACTGTTTTGTGCGGTTGCCATTATCGTCCCGCAGCCCGTTTACCTGCTTTGCCACGCCTTTCATGGCATCTTCCATGCTAGCGTAGCTCTTAACTGCCGCCACAACAGGTGCGCCCATTGCCACCCCTGCAGCCGTAGTGGTAGCCCCTGCCCCGGCGATGCGATCCCGCACCTCAAGACGGCGCGAATACTGATCGCGGACGGCGTTCATTCGCGCCTGCTGTTCGCCCAGACGTTTAAGGGATTTCTGCTGCCGGTCCAGGGCCTGCCGGGTTTCGTCGGCATTCTGCCGCAGTTCCCGCTGCGCACTACTGAGCTTTTTCGTGTCCAGTCCGGCTTCATTGAGCGCAAGACGCTGGCGCTGCACTGACTGACGTAGACCGTTATATTTGCTCTGTAACTCCGTAACGCGGTTCTTTGCCTGCTCAAGCAGCCGTGCCTGCGCCGCCGTCGGGCGGTTGGTGGCAGAGAATTGCGTGGCAAGTTTCGCAGCTTCTTCGCGTGCGGCTTTCAGGCTGTTACCTGTGACTGCCAGCTGCGCGCTGGCCTTGCGGAAACCGTCAATGCGGCCCGCCTGAGCATCTAATTCTTTTAAACGGGCGCGGCTTTGCTGAATGGCTGCAGCCAGCTCTTTTGAGCTGGCCTGCGCGGATCGAAATGGGCGGGTGAGCTTGTCAACCGCATTAAGAATCACCTGCAGACGCAGGTTATTGTCACTCATCGCTGGCCCCGCTTCGCTGAATTGCCTTATACCGCCACGCCAGCACCTCAGTCAGCGGCATAACGTCAGTGATGGATGGCGACCAGTGAAAGATGGTGGCGATATCCGCCACAAGATCATCAATCGTCAGGCTGTCGGTAAACCGGCAAGCACCGACTTCTTCAACAAAAAAGTCACCACCTCTACCGACAGCGCGGTGAGATCTGCGGGGTCCAGCTCTGCCATTTCCTGCGCGGTCAGCGTCGGGGTGGAGATTCGTGGGATCACAGTCATCATTGCGCCCACGTCCATATCCATAATGGCCTGCAGACGGGTGCCACGCAGTGCGCCGGACTGAGGCTTGCGCAGCACAATTTCGGTAATTTCAGCTTTACCGCGCATGATGGGAGTATCCAGTTTTACGGTCTTTTCAGTCAGCTTGTCGCTCATGTTCGTATCCTGTTAATGAAATACTGGCGCGGCTGCCCGCGCCGTTAAGGTTAATCAGAGGCCAAGGGCATTACGGTGTTCTTCCATCAGGTCCACGCCGCCAACGATTTCTACCATGTTGACCAGATCGACCTCATAGAGCACCTCACCATTAATGGTCAGCTTCGCGTAGCTGTTGGTACTGCTGACTTTGGTGCTGCTGCTCTCGCCGGTTTTCCACTCGCCGGAATCCACTTCTTTATGGCGCCCGCGCACAACCAGCTCAACGGCCTGCACTTCGCCGGTATCGTCACGCTGAATGGAACCGGTGAAACGCAGCTGGATGCCGTCAACGGTTGCCTTGCCCATCTGCTTGAATAACAGCAGCTCGGTACCGCCGATTGAAAATTCCGTGTCCAGTGCACCGTCATCCAACCCCATGTCCACATCCACTGCGCCCGGCATACCGCCGCCGCGATACTTCTCAAACTTGCGGGTAAATTTCGGCAGGGTCAGAGACTCAACGATCCCCTGCCAGTTGTTCCCGTCGTTGAACAGGTTCAGGTGTTTTAACTTGCGTGGTAAAGCCATGATTCCCCCTTATGCAGCGACACGGCTGGCAAAATCGACCAGGTAACGATCGGTGATGCGCTGGCGCAGCATCAGGTTTTCAAGCGGAGGCACCGGCGTGTAGTCATAATCGATGGTCAGTTTCCCGGCTTTAAGGGTGTCTTTATCGTTAACAGACTCATCCAGCCAGCAGTCACCACCAATCAGGTATCCCTGGTTGACCAGACTGCGCATCTTGGCGCGTAGTCCTTCAATAATGTCGCGGGCCAGCGACGGATTAAGCACGCCATCCACCGCCCACATGTGCGCCTCCGCCATAGTGTCAGCCAGCACCTGCGCCGTGCGGGTGTAGTTCTCAAAGGCAAACAGCGGATCGTCACTGAGACAACGGGAACCCCAGAAGCGGAAGCCGTCTTTGCGGATCAATGTGGTGACGTCATTTTTGTTCAGCAGTCCCGCATCGGTTGCCGGGTCCTGCAGATCCCAGAACACATCAGCGGAAATGCCGGTGACACCGTTCACACCCACATTGGACAGGGTTTTATGCCAGCCGATCTGCTCGTCGATTTTGGCACGCAGACCGAGCGCACGGGCGGAGGCGTAAGCCGTCGCGTCTGCTTTCAGCACGGTGTCAAAGTTGATGAAGTCAGGCCAGATCAGCATTCCCTCGCGCTGACTGAAATTCTCGCGATAGGCAATAGCTTCCTCCACCGTTTTGCAGCCATTAGCAGCAAGGTAGGCAAACCCGCGCAAGCTTTGCGCCACGCCCAGCAGTTCAGTAGCAACGGCCTGAGTGTCATGTCCCGGCACCCCAAGAATGCGCGGCTTGACACCGAGCTGCGACTGCGCCGACAGTAGCGCTTTCATGCCCGTTTTCTTACCGTCGGAAGTTACGCCGCCGATAATATTGGAGGTGGTTTCCGCTTCGGTTTCGCCCTGCGCCACACGCACAACGACAGTCACGGGTTTTGCCTGATCTGCAATCGCGTCCAGCGAGCGGGCCAGCGTACCGGACTCACCCGCTTTACCGCTGGCGGTAAGCACATCAGTCAGCAGGACCGGCTTATTGAGGGGAAACACGGACGCATCAGCATCATCGCCGGTGCAGACCATGCCCACGATGGCAGTGCTCACCGTGGTAATAGGTCGGGTGGATCAGATGCAGCTCACCACCGCCGCGCGTTACTGCCAGCTCATCATGAAGGAGCATAAAGAAGGGAAAGACTTCAAGGAGATTGACCTGTTGGCGCGCCAGTCAGAGCGCCACGCCCGGATCGGTAAATTTAACGACAGCGGCAACGAGGCAGATTTAAACCCGAAAGTAGCCAACCGTAACAAAGGTCCGCGCAGGCAGCCGGAAAAGAATGTTTTCACTGATGAACAGATCGAAAAGCTGGAAGAAGTCTTCCACGCCTCTATGTTCGACTATCAGCGTCACTGGTTTGAAGCCGGGAAAACAAACCGCATCCGCAACCTGCTCAAGTCGCGCCAGATTGGCGCCACGTTTTATTTTGCCCGTGAAGCATTGGTTGACGCCCTGCTGACCGGACGCAACCAGATTTTCCTTTCTGCCAGTAAGGCACAGGCGCACGTCTTTAAGCAGTACATTATCAACTTTGCAAAAGAGGTGGATGTTGAGCTGAAAGGCGATCCCATGGTGTTACCCAATGGGGCAGCTTTGTACTTTCTCGGCACCAACGCCCGCACGGCGCAGAGCTATCACGGTAATCTGTACCTGGATGAATATTTCTGGATACCAAAATTCCAGGAACTGCGCAAAGTGGCTTCCGGTATGGCTATTCACAAGAAATGGCGACAAACCTATTTTTCCACGCCCTCCAGCCTGACCCACAGTGCTTATCCGTTCTGGTCCGGTGCGCTGTTCAACCGAGGCCGTGCCAAAGCGGACAAGGTGGATATTGACCTGACCCACAGCAACCTTGCGCGCGGCCTGCTCTGCCCTGACGGACAGTACCGCCAGATCGTCACCGTGGAAGATGCCGTGCGCGGCGGCTGTAACCTGTTCGATCTCGACCAGCTGCGCATGGAGTACAGCCCGGACGAATACCAGAACCTGCTGATGTGCGAATTTATTGACGATCTGGCGTCAGTATTCCCGCTCAGCGAGCTGCAGGCGTGCATGGTGGACAGTTGGGAAGTCTGGGCCGATTTTCAGGCGCTGGCGCTGCGCCCGTTTGGCTGGCGGGAAGTCTGGATCGGTTACGACCCGGCGAAAGGCACGCAGAACGGTGACAGCGCCGGCTGCGTGGTGGTGGCACCGCCAGCCGTGCCGGGCGGCAAGTTCCGCATTCTGGAGCGACACCAGTGGCGCGGGATGGACTTCCGCGCCCAGGCTGACGCCATTAAAAAACTGACGCAGCAGTACAACGTGACCTATATCGGCATCGACTCGACCGGCGTCGGTCACGGTGTCTACGAGAACGTGAAAGCGTTCTTTCCTGCCGTGCGGGAGTTTGTCTACAACCCCAACGTCAAAAATGCCCTGGTGCTCAAGGCGTACGACATTATCAGCCACCGCCGTCTGGAGTTTGACGCGGGACACACCGACATTGCGCAGTCCTTTATGGCTATCCGCTGCGCCACCACCGCCAGCGGCAACCGCCCTACCTACGAAGCCAGCCGCAGCGAAGAAGCCAGCCACGCAGATTTGGCCTGGGCAACGATGCACGCACTGTTTAACGAACCGCTACAGGGCGAATCCGCCAATACCAGCAACATTGTGGAGATTTTTTGATGCACTCAACCCCAACTAACCTCATGACTACCGCCAGCCTGCCTGTAGATCGCCCTTTCTTTGCTTACCAGCATGAATGGAACAGTGGCGCACGCAGCAGAAACCACGTGCTTACAAAAATGCGTCAGGCTGGCGCGGATTTCTTTTTTGCCTACGAAGCCCTGAACGATGCACTGCATACCGGACGCAACCAGATTTTTCTGGGCTGCAATCCGGCATCAGCCCTGACAGTCAAAAACTATATGTCAGCTTTTTTAGGTGAGGCCGCAGCCTGGACGCATCTTGGGGAAATAAAATCAGGTAAAGCGCATCTTGAACTACCAAACGGTGCGGTTATTTATTTTATCGGGCCGGAAAGTCTCGCCGCCGCGCTCCATGGAAACGTCTACGTGTCAGAGTATGCCTGGGCTGACTCCCCAAAAAATATGATTGCGCTCGCCAAAAGCCTGTCCATGCACGCGCGCTATCACGCTACCTACTACACCACCCCAAGCCGCAATCCCGAGGCATGGCAGGAATACAAGAAGCTGATTGCCCGCAACAGCACTACCTGCATGGCCTTTACCGCTGATGACGCTGCAGCATCCGGGGCAACGCTCGCAACCGGAGCCGCGCTCTTTGATGATGAATGGCTGAATGACATGAAAAAAGAATTATCAGCAGAGGACTGGAAAATGCTGTTTATGTGCGAATGGCCCCAGAATGACAAGGAGCAGGCGGCATGAGCAAACGTAAAAACAAGAATAACCGCGCAGCGGTAGATCACAACGCACAATCAGGCGGCGCTGCGGCGGAGGCGTTCAGCTTTGGCGACCCGGTGCCGGTGTTAGACCGACGCGAATTACTGGACTACGTGGAATGCGTGCAGATGGACCGCTGGTATGAGCCGCCGGTGAGCTTTGACGGACTGGCGCGCACCTATCGCGCCGCCGTACATCACAGCTCACCGATTGCTGTTAAGCGTGACATTCTCAGCAGTACCTACATCCCGCACCGCCTGCTCAGCCAGCAGGCTTTTGCCCGTTTCGTCCAGGACTATCTGGTGTTCGGCAACGCCTATCTGGAAAAGCGCACCAACCGGCTCGGCGGCGTTCTCTCGCTGGAGCCAGCACTGGCGAAGTACACACGGCGCGGCGTGGATCTCGACACCTACTGGTTTGTGCAGTATGGCCTGACCACGCAGCCCTATGAATTTACGCAGGGCAATATTTTTCATCTGCTGGAGCCGGATATTAACCAGGAGATTTATGGGCTGCCCGGCTATCTTTCCGCTATCCCGTCAACCCTGCTCAACGAGTCCGCAACGCTGTTTCGCCGGAAGTATTACATCAACGGCAGCCATGCTGGCTTCATCATGTACATGACCGACGCAGCACAGAACCAGGAGGACGTGAACAATATCCGCCAGGCAATGAAAAGCGCCAAAGGGCCGGGCAACTTCCGCAACCTGTTTATGTATTCGCCCAACGGTAAAAAGGACGGCATCCAGATCATCCCGTTGTCGGAAGTTGCGGCAAAGGATGAGTTTCTGAACATCAAGAACGTGAGCCGCGATGACATGATGGCAGCGCACCGCGTACCGCCGCAGATGATGGGCATCATCCCCAACAATACCGGCGGCTTTGGTGATGTGGAAAAGGCCAGCCGCGTCTTTGTCCGCAACGAGTTGATGCCGCTGCAGAAGCGACTGCAGGAACTTAACGACTGGCTGGGCGAAGAAGTGATCCGCTTTGAACCATATTCATTAGATGTTGATTGATTTTTGGAATAATAAACTATATTAAAGGCCTCGCTCGAGGCCTTTTCTAATTAGAATGCAGATTTGATTTTTTTCTCAAACACCTCATAAACAGGTTGATTCATTTGAGTTGTTGCAGTTATCAACTGCGAAAAGTTGGATATACACTCTTTTACCTTTGTTGGACTTTTCAATCCGCCATCTATCAATGCGGGTAGCAACTGATTACTTAAAGCCAGACATACATCAACAATTGGTTCCCAGATGCTTTCAGCTTTAGAAGGAGAAATTGCATTTCCAAACGAAACCCTAAATAAATCAGGAACAGGGCGTCCTAAAAAATTCTCCAGACATTCAGCGATAGCTGAGCAAAGTAAAGGTATTGAACCACGATGCCTTAGATATCCTAACTGAGCACTATCATTTTTTGAAAGATTATCTTTCTTTGCCAAAGCTATTTTTTTATTCTCAATGCATCGCATAAGAGAGTAAGCACATACAATATGTGAAGCTTTTGTGCTTTCATTAAAAATCTTTGAATAATGAGTATCATTAGTCCAAATAGCAGATCGCTGATTATAAGCAACTGTTGGTTCACCATGGAAACTCATTAAGGCCTGCCCAACAGTATAAGATGGCAGTAGATTGGTTTTTCGCCGAATGACACTTTCTGCACCTCCACGCCTTCCACCATCATATTCGGCATCAGGAATAGAAGCAAATTCACTTTTAAGTCGTTTTTGTATTTTGTCCGTACTTCTAAAATCTGATGCCTCAACCTTATTCTGACTATTGTTATATTGAATTATATTCTGTATTAAATCCGCATCCGCATCATTAACTTTAATGAATCTCGCCTGAACTTTGACTGATTCCGAAGGCAACCTTTGCAATGTTCCAAGAGCACCTGTTGTTTGAGCACCGTTGACTATTGACATCCCTTTAACTTCGAGATTCTTTGCAGCTTCATCAAATTTATACTCATGCACCAATACAGTAACGCCATTGTTGAATGCCCAAAAATCTGACGCAGAATTTTCTGCACTAGTGCGAATTCCATTATTTATATTTGAATCAGAGGATCGTGACCCAAGGTAGTCTCTTACGTTAGCTGAAAATATTTTTAATTTATGTTTCCTGTACGCTCTCGCTAAGTCCCTTCCCTGTATGGTGGTGCAGAATGAATTCCAATTACTTCCTTTAATTTCATATCCTCCATCACTGACTTTTATATTGAATATCTCATCAACCAGTATTGGTGAAAGAGACTCACTATACCATTCCGTCAATTTTTCGGCACCGACTTCCATTGCATGGACTTGCACTTTAGCATCTTCAAAATCATGATTCAAAATTGTTGTGGCTGTTTGCTGCACTGTAATTAATTCTTGCACCACATTCGCTGAAGATGGCAGATTATGAACATACCAAACATATAAGGTTTTAATTTTCCCTTGCTTAATTGACGTTCGTATCTGTTGAGCTGAAGATTTTATTCTGTCTGGTACGTCTAGCAAATCTCTTTGTAGAAGCCATGCCAAAGCAATATTAAGGTCACTAGCTTTATTCGCTGGTGCTTCTTGTCTTGCTTTGCTTGAGAAATAGCACTGCGCAAGTACGGCAAACTCTTCTTCTTCATTAATGTATACGAGATCACATTTCTTATCATCATGCCCATCGGTAATGGACTCTGCAGCAACGCTATCAATATCATCAATTCGGAAATGCAAGGCTAAAGCAAACAAAGCCAATCCATTATCACCATATGTTTTCAAATCATCTCTTGCTGTGTAAGCCTGGTTCCAAGTACTCATTGTCAATCCTTCGTAACGTGGTTTAACTGAAGATTATCCCCACGATTACACATTTTCAATTCTATTTATCCTTCATGCGCGCGCTCGTATCCCCGCCACGCCTGCCCGCTTTATGTAGTGGTTTTCATGCACCTGCATGATCTACGCAAAAGCCCGCCAGAACTGGCGGGCCTTAACACAAAAGATCCTCAAACGATCATGCGATCTCATGCAGCATAGACATGCGCGTTTATGCAGAATGTGCAAAATCGTAACATAGTCCGTAAGCGTGAAACCTAGAACGTGACAGCCTTGTCAAAGCCAGAAATAATTGTATAAGAAATAGACGAGTTATCAGCCTTGTTCACTTTGAACTTGGCACCTTTGTAAGCGATAACATCACTTCCCTTAGAATCTACAGAAAAATCTGTTGTAAATGCTGCACGAGCCATATCGTTTGCAAATTCACGATAGGTGAACTTCATTACACCGCCTGCATTTCCATTGTATTCGATAGTCTTAACCAATGAGTTACTCACTCGACACAGTCCATCAGGAACACGTTTGATAGAAATTTCTGATGCAGTATAAGAAGTGCCATTTGGCGGTGATATCTCATTTTTTGCAGCATCGTAACTAACATAATCAACATAGTTACCGATTTGCCCATAGAGATTTTTTAACGCAACAGCTTGAGGGTTATGATAATTGCGGTAAATTCCATTCCCCTCACTGCAATATGTACCAGCAGCGATAGAAGACAATGCACCATTAGCCGCACCAAGTTCTAGTACGTCCGTTTTAAATCCAGTAGCAGATGTGATAATGGGATCGCCCATGTAGGCGGTAGCACTTTGCCCAATAGCAGGCTTCACCACTTCAATAGCAGTGATATTTCGGTTAGAAGCATGTGGCACGCAACCAGTTAGGATTACAGCAAGAGATATTGTTAACGCTACATTATTAATTTTCATTTTTAGCCTATTATTCTTTTCTTGACGAAAAACAAGGCGATATCTGATTGACATCGCCTCTCACTCATATGTAACCCTTTTTGATTAGTAAAAACAAGCGTCTATTGACAAAATCAATGTAGCCAGCTGTCGTCTTCCCACACCTTCTGCATAATTTTCATCACTTGTTTTCTTTCTTCATCCAGTTGCAATCCGGTCAGTTCCACACCGTTAGAGCTACCTTTGCGGATACGAATTACCGTTTTGGGATACAGGGGGCGCAGATTGCGGTAAAGCTCGGATTCAAGGGCGTCCAGGGTAGACTGGCTAATCTTCTGCTCTTTATCGATCATTATTTCAATGCGCATAAAAGTCACCTCAATTGATGACATCCATTGAGCGGTTGTATTCGTGGGTTCTGATTTTTGCCATGAGTTCATCTGTCAGTTCAGAAACCCACTGCAGGGCCAGCCCCTTCTCTTCATCACTACACTCACTAGCCGCTACAAGCTTAAGAAAAAAATCAATGCGCTGGAGCTTCAAAGACTCCAAAAAATAGTCCTGCATCTTTCCTCCTATGACACCACAAGCAATACTGTACACATAACCACTGTTTATATTTACAGTATATAATAATCTTACTGATGTAAAACGTTTTTTACGTTCATCAGCCTGATATGCCTGGTATTATTAAGAGCACGAATTGTTAACCCGCGTAATTAATACTGGTTCCGCCACTTATCATCTTCCTTCAGACGCTGGTTCCGATAGAAGATACGCAGGCCTGCTCCTGATGGAATACTGCCACCGCGAAGGAGCAAATCGACTTCTTTCTCGCTGCCATCAAATCCTCTGGACTTCAGTTCATAGACGAGCTGCTGATGCTGATGATCTGTAATTCGCTGTTTGTAGTCTTTACGCCTTTTCGGTTTAACCAGGCGCAACCTTGCTGCCAGCTCCCGGCGATCTTTTTTGCTCATACTGTACAGGTAATCGTGCAATTCCTTGTCATCCATGCGGGTAATGTCCGTTCTGGTGCCCCCATCAGCTGATTTATCTTTCTCCTGTTGGTTCAAATTTTCAGCAAGGGGACAGTTATTGCCACGAGTCCAAGGGGCGCAAGCGCCCTGGTCGGCTGTCGCCTCCTGAAGGTCAACGGCTTTACGAACCATTTTCCACTTCACTGAATGAGTGCAGATCCGGCCCTCAATGATCGGGGACCATATGCCATAAATACGAACACCGTGATCGCCGTAGGCGCTCGGCTCGTCGTTCAGCTCATAGGCAGTTCTGACAAGGTGATGTTTACGGGGAACCAGGACGCCGCCCTGCTTCATGATGTAGGTGGCAAAACATCCAGCGTCAGCTGCGGCCAGCACAGCATCCAGACGCGGGTTTTCCAGTACCGGCGCGCCTGCCTTCTGGTCACCCTGCGCCCTAGCAGCCTGACCGGCCAGCAGGCGCAGTTCACGGTACGCCTGGCGGCCAGGAATACCAAAGAAGCGGAATTGCTGGACACGGTGCAGCGAAGCCCAGGCGTTTACGTTCTCAGCGTTATCGCGCAGTGATCTGCCCGTTTCTTTACTGATTTCCTGCGCCAGCCCGCGTCCGTCGATGTTCTTGCTGATGTATTTGGCGATATAACTGGTCGGGGTGCCCTTTCGCGGGTTGATAAGCTCAGACTTGAAGCGCGGCCCGGTATTAGCGCCAAGCTCCTCCCGGTCCTCACGAATGGCGAATTTACGCAGCAGCGCGGTGATGGACTTGCGGTCTTTTTTGCGCATGAAGCACAGCAGGTGCCAGTGCACGGTGCCGTCATGGTGTGGTTCAGCAACGCGGACGCCATACCAGCGCAGCCCAGCTTTGTGCATCGCCTTACGGAAGGCGGCAAACATATTTACCAGGTAATCACTGCTCTGGCGGACCGTGGCACTGGTCCATTTCGGGTTTGGCCTGCCGTTATTAAGCGTCGCGTGAAAGCGTGACGGGCAGGTGATGGTATAGAACACGGCGCATTCACCACGCATTTCTGCGATCAGCTCCAGCCCCTTAACGCAGGCCATCATTTCGTTGCGCCGGTGCGCCGGATTGCTACTACTGGCGTTTACCACTTCTTCCATATCCAGCGTGTCACCTTCGGCGTTAACCAGCTCATGCGAGCGGAAAAACTCCAGGGATTTGCGGCGCTGTTCGCGTTTGTGGATCACGGCTTCATAGCTGACATACGGGGACGCTTTTTTGTTAACCAGGCAGACAGCGCGCAGCTGTTCTTCCCGCCATTCACACCGCATCTGCCACAGCTTGCGATACCACCAGTCCGCGCAAAGCATACGGGCAAGCGATCCCGGAATAAGCTCGTATGGGACCGGCTTACGACGATGCTTTTTGCGGCGCAGCTTCTCGAAAGCTGGCGGGATAACATCAAGGCGCATGGCCTCAGCGGCCACCCTTTCCCATGACCGCCGGATCTCTTCCGGCGTAACGTCTTCATCCGTAAATAGTTCATCGCAGGCAGCCCCCAGACACATGCTCATGTGTGCCGCCACCAGGGTGGATAGCCGCTTGACCTGCTCCTGGTTCATTTCCGGCAGAACCAGCAGGCCCTCCAGCCCGTCGTGGCTCGCCATAAAACAGAATGACGCAGAAACCTGGCTGGTACGCACGCGCTCCAGTCGTTCAAGGCACGGCCTGATGGTTTCGCGCAGATAGCGGGAATATGCCTTCGGCTTGCCTAGGCCCTCGAAATATTTAATCCGTTCAAGCAGCGGCTTACTGATGTGCGCCGGTTGGGCGCTCACGTCAGCAACGATGACCAGATCGGGATTGAATTGCTGCTGTTCGCGGGCCATTTTGGCGCGGCTTATCAGCTGGTCCTGCTCCATTTCCCGCTGAACAGGATCACGGGATTCATTGTAGAAATAGCGTTCCCAGACCCCATTACTCAGGGCTTCGCGGCGCAGCTGTTCCTGCTCGTTATCCGCAGCATAGAGAGTAATCAGGTTTGAAAGCGCAGAAACCGGCGCTACTTCCGCCGGGTCCATGTAGGGGTTAATCGCCTTTTTAGGTACATTCCAGGCAAAAGCAGCGGCGGAATCTTCTGCACCGCCGTGCTTTTCAACTTCGTGATGACTCACGCGCGCACCTCATGCACGACAGAGCAATCAGGCCCGCCGGCTGGATCAAAGCCAGCCCATACTTCCGGCTTGAGTACAGCAATAAGTTCGTCAGCCCTTTTTCCTTCGCCCGCGGCAACGCCGATGCTGCGCTTTATGTTAATGCGGTCATGGGTGAAATTTCGATACAGGGAACGAGTCAGAAAAGTGTCGCTGTTCGAAACAATGATCGGATGGCCTTCTGATGCCCGGCGCTCAAGAATAGAGGCCAGCTGATACTGATCGTCCTCAGTAAAACCGGCAGTGTGATAGGCACTGAAAGTACCGTCATAAGGCGGATCGCAATAAATAACATCCCCAGGCACCAATAACGCCAATGTTTCGTCATAGCTGGCACAAATGAACTTTGCACGCTGGGCCTTTTCCGCAAAAGTGCGAATTTCTGCTTCGGGAAAATAGGGAGCTTTATAGTTGCCGTAAGGTACGTTGAAATGCCCTGCCCGGTTATAACGGCACAACCCACGGTAACAATGGCGATTTAGAAAAAGGAAATAAGCAGCCTTCCAGATTAAGTCTAAGGAATGCAAATGATTAAACTCTTCACGAATAACATAATACTGTTCAGAAAAGTTGTTGCAGGCAAAGAGAGCCTTTGAGATAGCAATGAAGTGTTCTACTTCATCTTTAATTACCTGATACATATTAATCAGGTCAGCATTAATATCCGCGACAAGATAATGGGGATAGTCTGTCGCCATCATCACAGCACAGGAACCCGCGAAAGGTTCAACCAGTCGTGGGCCACCAGGAAGGTGCTTAATCAGTTCCGGCATAATAGCGGTTTTATTTCCCGCCCATTTCAGGATGGTGCTCATACAGCGCCTCCGTTGTAGTGTTTACCTTTAAGCTCTGCGATTTCCTGACAGGTAACGCAGAGATCACAGCCCGGCATGGCGGCCCGGCGTTCTTCGGGAATGACTATTCCGCAGCTTTCACACTCCAGTGAGGAAGCCCCAACTTTTCGGATACGGGCATTGTGGATGTGGCGCTGCAGCTGTTCTTCCACCCGCTGCTGTACGAGATCCATAGAGTCAGCCATTAGTGCAGCTCCTGGGATTCGTTTTCGTAGCGGGTAGCTTCACGGCGCAGCAGTTCAGCCGCTTCAATACCGTTTAACCCTTTGTTGGCGATATGGGTTGCCAGCGCCTCAAGACGGATTGAAACTGCAAGCGCGCGTCCTTTGCGCTCCTCACGTTTGGCAATATCGATCACCGCCATAAGCTGGTCGGTTTCTGGTGCAAACATTTTTGGTAATTCGTTCTGCATTGTTCTTTCTCCTGAATTTGGGCAAAAGAATGCCCGGCGGGTTTACGCCATTAATTTCTGTTGTGGGTTAATTCGGCATGGTTAGCCGTTTGGGAAATAAGCTCACCACTGCACGAAAATGATTCATTGCTTTAACCAGTTCCCGCTTTTCGTCAGTAGTCAGATCACTAATATTGACGCCGTGACGTTCTGCCGGAATTTTTGCCATAAAGAATATGGCTGCCAGTGCCCGCTCATTTTGTTTATGGTTTATATCGCGGCGGTCGCGCATATCTTTAATAAACCTTTCAAGCTCTGGCTCAATATTCAGACCAAACACATTCGCCCTTAATTCCGCTATTCGGTTCAGCCCTTCCATACGTTGACCCGGGCTTAATGGAACAGTCGCCGCAGCGCCTTCAATAGCCATGGTTTCCCCCGTTTGGTAGTGGTCAGCCCTGCCAGCAGTTCATCCTGAGAGCGGGACGGGTGCCAGCGCTTGCCATCTTTCCCGATAATCCAGCCATGGCCGCAGTGCATAGCTGGACTTTGTTTTTTCAATAATGATGCAAAACTTGGTTCTTCCATAACCCCTCCAATATGTGCCGGGATGTTTAACCACGCCCGGCCCGTGGTATTCTGGTGTTTCCACACAGCCAGAAAGGAAAAGACATGAAAAATAACGAACAACAGAACGAAGCTCTTAAACAGTTAACTAACGTCCTTACTGAGGCAGGTAATCAAACCAGAGTCGATGTCCTCGCCCACTCAATCCTGCTGCAAGCTATTTTTTCTGTTCTTTCCGAAGAACAAAAAAATCAAATTATTAAAATCCTTCAGACCGCTACCGTTAATCAACATGCTGCGACCGCAGGCGTTGAAGCAGAAGTAAAAATGTCTCTCGCTCAGCTTTTAAGCGGTTTTTTAACGCCTCAGAAGCTGAATTAAGGACCTGATCACACTTTTCACATGCACATAGGCAGCAGGAGTTATTAGCGTGTTTGCTGCCTTTATTTTTCTCTTCCATGTTCACCTCAGATAATGCCGAACGAAGCGCCAAGGCCCGTTACGGTGTCCACCGCACTTGCCATTGCGGGGTTGGCCTGCAGGCGGGCCTGCATGGAAACGGCAGCCAGTGCCATCAGACGAGTTACTGAATTGATACTGCTGATCACGTCACGGCGCCCGGCGGTTGTTTTCACATCGCCAGTAACGGCACCGGCGGCAACTCGCCCGATTTCAGCGGTGGCGCTCATGACGTAGTGCGGCAACTTCTCTTTTGCCACTTCGTTCATCGGCACACATGGCAGGCAGTGAATCTGTGCCAGGAAGCCATCAACCAGGGTTGAGTCCTCAGTGAGATCGGTAAGCAGCCAGATTTCAGGCGGTGTGAGCTGATGCGGCTGGTCCGGGTTCAGCTTGTTGCGCAGCGTCTGGACATTCATTCCCGCGCGTTCTGCCAGCTTCGCCATGTTGTGACGCAACGCGAAAGCCCGGCAGGCCTCGTCAAAGTGTGGATGTTTGGAAATATTATAATCAAACATGTGCCCCTCTCAAAAAGTTCTCATAATTGAACTTACTGACCAACAATGACACGAAAGTTGGAATGACCGAGGGATTCACGAACCTGGTCGGTTTTGTACATCAGGTAACGCAGGCTTACGCGACCTTTGTTTTTTTCTTTCTTGACCATGTACTTAGCAAGCTGACCATGGTGAATTTTCTGGTAAACAGAGCCACGGGAGATACCTTCCCATTCCGCGAACTCTGCAGGCGTAGCCATCTCTTTTGGTACACGAATTGAAATATCAGTGCTCATAGTGCAATATCTCTCGGTTAAGGTTTGGTTTACGTCGTTTTATCTTGTTTTATTTGATTCAATAATTGATACATCGAGATACTACGATCCAACATTTGATACGTCAATAGGATTGAAAAATGATACAAGTGAAAGCTGGCGAGAATACCGGGGGAAGAGAGGCTATCCATAGACTAATGGCTGCCTACGATTTTAAGTCCAGACAACAACTGTGTGATCACCTGGGCGCATCAAAAAGCACCATGGCAAACAGATACTTAAGAGATAGCTTTCCGGCGGAATGGGTGATTCAGTGTGCTTTAGAAACGGGAGTTTCGTTACTGTGGCTCACTACCGGGCAGGGAGAGCCAGGTTCAAATATTGACCATAAAAAAGATATCAATTTCGTGAACTCTGGCAAAGTTAAACCTCTTTCGGAACTTGTCTCCCCTGAAATTGACAAGGCAACTCTCAGCGGTGGCTTATTGGTCGAGGCAGGGAAAGCAATCATTGATACCAGCCTGCTCCCCTCAGACTCACGCAACCTATTACTGGTGAATACTTCTGGAGATTCTTATTTAGTGGACCGCAGCCAAACACCTCCAGTTAACGGTATGTGGTTGGTAGATATCGACGGAATAAAAAGCATCGTGAAGTTAACACGTCTTCCAGGAAACAGATTGGTGGTCCATCAAGACGAATCATCCTTTGAGTGCAACCTTGATGATATCGAGGTTGTAGGCCGCGCATTAAAAATAATTAAGAGCCTTTGATATGACCATCAGAAAGCAACCAAACGGAAAATGGTTGTGCGAGTGCTACCCGAATGGGCGCGACGGTAAGCGTGTGCGCAAACAATTTGCGACGAAAGGTGAGGCCGTAGCATTCGAAAAATTCACCATGGATGAAGTGAACAAAAAACCATGGCTAGGAGAAAAAGAGGATCGGCGACATCTGTCAGAGGTGATAGAGCAATGGCACTCACTCTACGGGCAGACGCTTGCAGACCCCAAACGCCTGATGGCGAAACTTAGAATTATCTGTAATGGTCTGGGTAATCCCATCGCCTCAGAACTTACCGCCGGTGACTTTACGAAATACCGCGAAGCGCGGCTAAAAGGTGAAGTGCGAAATGAAGATGGCTCGCTTATGTCACCTGTTAAGCCCCGCACGGTAAACCTTGAACAGCGCAACCTATCATCAGTTTTTGGCACCCTGAAAAAGCTGGGCCACTGGTCAGCGCCCAATCCGCTCGCCGGACTGCCAACATTTAAAATCGCAGAGGGCGAACTAGCGTTTCTGACACCAGAAGAAATTAAGCGCCTATTAGATGCCTGCGCAGATTCTCAAAGCCCCAGCTTACTGATGATTGCAAAAATATGCCTGGCCACCGGCGCACGATGGAGTGAAGCCGAAAACCTGCATGGCCATCAGTTATCGAAATACCGAATCACCTATACCAAGACCAAAGGCAAGAAAAACCGTACCGTGCCGATATCTCAGGATCTGTATGACGAACTCCCTAAGAACAGGGGGAAGCTATTCACCCCGTGCAGAAAAGCTTTTGAGCGTGCAGTAAAACGAGCTGGCATCGAGCTACCAGAGGGCCAATGCACTCACGTGCTGCGTCATACATTCGCCAGCCATTTTATGATGAATGGCGGAAACATACTGGTACTGCGCGATATTCTGGGCCATGCCGATATAAAAATGACGATGATTTACGCCCATTTTTCTCCAGAACACTTAGAAGATGCCGTTTCAAAAAATCCTTTAGCTAATTTAAGGTAATTCCCAATGATTACAGAGAATAATATCAACATAGAATTAGAAAAATTATTTGATAATATTTTAAGAAAATCATCAATTCGACCACCAATTGAAGTCGGAAAAAACAATGATCTTATCAGCGATTTTCACTCTAAATGCGAGAAATTTAAGGATTGCCTCAAAGAATACCTGACCAATAATGATAAAATATTAGCCCACAGAGTCAGAAGCAGATTAAAAGTCATCCAATCTCTACAGGACGGTATCATAAATTGCTTAGAATGTTTTCTTACAGGTGATATTAAATCTGCATACGATTGCTTTGAATTAATGCTTAAGCCACAATTTATATTACGGCATATAAAAAACATATGCATACCATTAACAGAGATGTGCAATAGCCAAAGGCCATTATTTAGAGTCAGGAAATCCGACCGCCCCCTATCCACAAGAAAAGATATATTCCATATTCCATTTAACCAACGCCATCTGGTTAGGGCGCAGCGATACTCAGTTGCAGGATTACCATGTCTGTATCTTGGCACATCTTTATATATATGCTGGCGTGAAATGGATAAGCCAGATTTTGATAAACTATATATATCTTCATTCATTACTGATAAAGAAGACGACAAATCACTTCTATTGAATTTGAGTGCTGACTTTCTTTACAAAACTAGGCTTTTTTTAAAAAGAAAAAATGCTCCAAAACCAATAGAAAAATATTCAACTAGTACAATGCTATCCTACTTAGCCTTGTGGCCGCTTATACTCGCCTGCAATTATTTAAAGAAACATAATGATGCTTCATTTATACAAGAATATATTATTCCAAATTTACTAATGCAGTGGATTAGTAGAGACATTAATAATAATAATATTATTGGAATTGCATATCGTTCAACTAAGCTTCCTGCAAATACCGATAGCAGAAAAGGTATAAATGTAGTTCTCCCTCCAAAGGCACGATATGAGGATATAAAAGGTTACGATTTCTGTCCTGTGCTTTCAGATAAGTTTAAATTTACTCCGCCAGTTTCATGGCAAGTCCTCAAAACCCTTGAGTACGTCCCTCTGCGCCAATCCTTTTCTGATAGAGAGAATTTGAGTGAGGAACTTAGACGCAAAAAAAGTTGGGAAATTATGGGGAATATTGATGATGAAATTTTGAGCATTTATAAACTATCAGACTTCTACAAACTTGAAGTTTGCATGGATGAGATTCTGGTTTACGACGAAATCTTTGGCGGATAAAGTGGCGACACTTTGGCGACATAGCATTAAAAACGCATAAAACGGACAAATACCGTAAAACACTAATATACTGTTTTTAAATATAAATAACTGTTTTCACTATACTAAAAATGGTATGTAGGAATTTCGGACGCGGGTTCAACTCCCGCCAGCCCACCAATCATGATTGGACAGTGCCAGGACGGTACTAGCAAAAACAGGAAGTTAGCAGTCTCAGCAGGACACCTACCAGACGGTGAGGGGACAAAAAAGGATACGCAAAGGAGCCGCGGCTCCCGAGTGACATAAAAGCCCGCTTATGCGGGCTTTTTCGTTTTTCGTCACCAGCAAGCAAACCGCTGTATCATGGCAGTATGAAGATGAGCTAAGGATAAGCTTTTGTATCAGCTCAATGTTCATATAAAAACATTTCGAACTTTGGTGAACAAAACTACATAGGGATAACTTTATGTCTCTTCGTTTCAGACAAACCTTTACTCTGTTTCCTGGCGTTAGGCTCAACATTGGCAAGCGTGGAATAAGCGCAAGCATTGGCGTGCCTGGCGCAACTGTCAATGTTGGGAAAAAAGGAGTCAGAGCGACCGTCGGACTACCGGGCACAGGCTTATCTTATACTACACCTACCCTGCCCTATGATGATGGGCGCTCAGTTACCAATCCATTAAATCCGGCCTCTACAGAACCTCATTTGGGAATGCCCGAGGCATCCCCAAGTAACACACCATCGAACGCTAAAATATATATGCCAATGGCTGGCATGAATGAAATATCCAGCGCTTCGGTAGAAGTCCTGACAAGTACCTCCCTTTTACCTTTACGAGATTTGATTGCTAAAGCGCGAGAACAAAGGGCAGAGATAAAAGCAGATCTACAAGAGGCTCTTGCTGAAGAATCAAAACAAAAGAGCGAGCTGGTTCGACGCAAATCAAGTCTATTCCGTTGGTTTTACAAACGACGTATCGCAGAACTTGAGACAGTACTCCCCCTAACCCAAGCTGAGATATCTCGCTTGGTATCCTGGGAAGACAACACCAAAATAGCCATAACATTCGAGAGCAGTGATACATCACAGCGCGCATATGCAGCGATGGTCCGTGCATTTGATATGTTAAAATCGAGTGTCAAAAAATGGGATATTACTGCAGATAAAGCTACAGACCAGTTTGCCGAAAGAACATTAGCAACCCGTTCTGTTAATCGTCACCCTGTTACCTTTGATTTCAGTTCAACGGATCTCATTCAATTCACAGGGCGCGCGATGCGGTTTGAAAATGTGAATGGCGACGATATTTTGCTTTATCCTGGAGTTGCAGTCATACCACGAGCTGATGGGGCGTTCGCTCTGATTGATTTACGCGAATTACAAATCAGTTCAGAATATCGAAGATTCCATGAGGAAGAAGGCGTTCCCAGTGACTCAAGCATAGATGGGTATACCTGGGCGAAAACGAATAAGAATGGTTCGCCAGACCGTCGATTTAAAGACAACTACCAAATCCCTATTTGCATTTATGGAAATATTACTTTCCATTCTCAAACAGGGGTAACTGAAGAATATATGGTATCAAATGCAGATGCCGCGCAAGCCTTTGCTAAGGCAGTAAAACACTATCAAACCTCACTCACAGAAACTGAAGCGTTGGTACAGGCCTAACTTATCGCAAATATGGGGTGTCGGGGGGCGGAGGTTCAAATCCTCTCGTGCCGACCAAAATTCCCCTTAAAAACCAGCCTGTTACGGCTGGTTTTTTTATGGCTAAATTTCTTACGGGGAAGCTATGGGGTGAAACTGGGGAATAAAGCCGTCTAGATTCGTCGCAATTTGCGATTGACTCATCGGTTTGCTTACTGCTCAGTTTCGGAATTCATCAATACACAAATTTTTCATTTCGAATTACTGTATAAACTCCCTTTAAATCATTACTGGAGCACGACACATTTTCCCCCTGCCCTATACTTTCAGTCTGACGACTGGAGGTTTTATATGTGTGGACGCTTTGCACAAGCACAGACCCGTGAAGAATATCTGGCATATCTGGCCGACGAAGCCGATCGTAATATTGCTTATGACCTTCAGCCTATAGGCCGGTATAACGTGGCGCCCGGGACTAAAGTCCTGCTATTGAGCGAACGCGACGAGCAATTACATCTCGATCCGGTGTTTTGGGGTTACGCTCCTGGATGGTGGGATAAAGCTCCACTTATTAACGCCCGCGTAGAGACAGCGGCCTCCAGCAGAATGTTTAAGCCACTATGGCAGCATGGCCGGGCTATCTGTTTTGCCGATGGATGGTTCGAGTGGAAGAAGGAAGGCGACAAGAAACAGCCGTATTTCATTCACAGAAAGGACAGGAAGCCAATATTCATGGCTGCCATTGGCAGTACGCCATTTGAGCGCGGTGATGATGCAGAAGGTTTTCTCATTGTGACATCAGCAGCGGATAAAGGTCTGGTTGACATTCACGACCGCCGGCCACTTGTTTTGTCACCAGAAGCCGCCCGGGAGTGGATGCGCCAGGGCATAAGTGGGAAGGAGGTAAAGGAGATAATTACTGCCGGTGCCGTGCCGACAGATAAATTTACCTGGCACGCCGTGACGCGGGCCATTGGCAATGTGAAGAATCAAGGGGCCGAGCTGATCAAACCCATTACCTGACCACCAGCAGATCGGAAAACCTTGTCGTATATCGAGGCGAAAGCATTTCTCGCTTCATAGCCCACTGTTGTGGTATCCCCTGCCTGGCGAAGTACAGCGTCCCCTTTCCGTCTTTTGCGTTAAGCTGGTCCAGCACCTCCATCAGCTTCTCGCTGCCGGCGCGCGGCGCGCTATCATCGAAAAGGTTGAGTTGCGCTACGCCCTGGCTGAAGAAGTCACCCAGCATCACACCCGCTTTCTGGTAGCGATGGCCGTCGCGCCAGATTTTATCCAGGCATTTCACAGCCGCATTGATAATGTCGCGTGAATCCTGCGTGGGGGTGAGAAGCTTCACCGCGGCGTTGTTCCCGTAGTAGGGCTCGTTCATGGCAAAGGGTGATGTTTTGACGAATGTTGAAATGAAACGGCAGTACTGGTGCTCGCCGCGGAGTTTCTCTGCCGCGCGCGCAGCATAGCTGCAAATGGCCTGGCGCATATACTCATAGTCTGCGACCCGCTCGCCGAATGACCGGCTGCAGACGATTTCCTGCTTTGCCGGCGCAGTAACCAATACCAACGCTCAGGGCTCTCAGGTAGATAATGCATTCGGATACCCGGTGAGCAACAGTCAGTTTTTTGCCGCCACCAAGTCATCAGGAATGGCCAATCTGGTCAATAATTTTCCTGTAGCCTGGCTTGCACTTGGGAGATAAATATCAATGAGCGAATATTATTACAGCTTTAAAGAAAAAGGTTTTTTCTGGCAACCGGATACCGAATCCGATAATTACCCTGACGATTTAATTCCCCTGACAGATGAGCATTACCGCGAGCTTATGCAGGGCCAGGTGGACGGAAAATATATCGAGCACAGGAAAGGAGGCCCGGTACTGGTTGAACATCGCGAATATACGCCTGAAGAACTGATTGTACAGGCTGAAGCCAGAAAGGCAGAACTTCTTGCTGAAGCTGAGTCAGTCATTGCACCACTGGCACGGGCAGTAAAACGGAACATTGCCACAGATGAAGAGATTAAACGGCTGGAAGCATGGGAACTCTACAGCGTAATGGTAAACCGGGTGGATACCTCAAATCCTGACTGGCCGGAGAAACCAGCCAGTAGTCGTTATTGTGGTAATTCAGGCCACCTGATTTCCGTGAAGGTGGCTGAGTCTTTCACGCTGCTCAAATCCAGTGTTTTAAGCTTCCTGATATACGCCATCCATTGAGTCAGATTTGCCTTATCGTCGTCATTGATTTCACCCAGTGCCAGTTCGGTTCGCCAGTCGGCAATGGTGCTGTTAGCTCCATCCAGTAGTTTCTGTCGGGTGGTTTCGGCCTTTGCATGATAGTCAACGGGAACAGCCAGAACAGATCCATTTTTATACTGCCAGTCGCCATAGATATTAAATCCGGCAGGAAGTTTATTTACCTCAACAACTGAAAAACCAGCCGGATAAAGACGTGATACATCTTCTGATACGGAACGGATTACACCTTCAGAATCAATGCACAGCTTATATCTCTTGGTGAATTTGTTCAGCGATTCGTAGAAGTCCTGACCATCTTCACTACGAAAATACAGAAAGTTGTTATCGTAGTCCGGGTCATCAGGAATGTATCTGGTTACGTTTTTTAACTCCATTATATTTACCTCAATTATCCATTAATTGTACGCCAGCCATTACCAACCCACATTTGCAGTGGTCGATACGCAAATGTCACACCGTATGCCGTTGTTGGGTCATGTCTGGCCTGTGTCAGGAAACACCCTGCGGGAGCCTCATTAGGTCCATATTCATCTACTTTACCAGGCCATACAGGAGCACCGCGCTGGATATTCTGTACGTAACGATTATCTGACTCACCTTTTGTATATACGTTTCCTGATGATAAATAACGGGCGTCAAAATTACCGTAATTATCCGGAATAACTTGTCCATTAACAACAAACTGAATACCGCCATCAGTATTTCGCTGGCTGTACAAATGCCATCCCTGGTCGTCGCCAAGTTCAATAACTGTTGGGCGGTTTCCTCCGTCGCCCCACAAATTAAACCCGGCATTTAGTGCTGAATTATTAGTACTCGTCAGTGACAGTTTTTTTGCGTTACCTGCGCGAATAGCTCCCAGAACTATCATTTCACCGGGAGCGACACGAACGGTGTGCTGGTTATTCGCAAATATATCCAGTATCCCGTCACCATTCTGTTTAAGCCCTGTATCGTTATCGCCGAATACAATCGAATTACCGCCAAGCGCATTGTCTGTGCCAATACCCAGCGGGCCATTCAGTCGTCCCCCACTAACTGACAGTGCCTCAACGTCACCGGCTGTGGGTTTCATCAGACTGTTAAACAGTGTATATGTCTGACCGTTCGTAGCGTTAGCCGGCTTTGTTTCTGAAAATTCAGGACTGGTGTGTAGTATTACGCCAGCGTTACTGGTGCAATCGTACTGTGCAATTAAACCGTAGGCATACCGCCCGATATTAATATAAATATCGTAGCTATCACCTGATGTGTTAATCCAGACGATCTCGTTAGCAGCGGCAGGTGAACGTCTCCATAATGTGGCGGTAATCCCGACCGGGGAACCATTACCGGCACGCAGTACCAGTTCACTGATTGCCGCTTGCTCAAATGACCCAACGTTAAACCCCGACCCACCGTACAGTTTAATCACCGCAGTTGATGTGGCCTGTGGCATGAAGACCGTGGCAATTTTAAACCAGCCAGATTCACCAAATGTAACGCTGGTAGAGGTTACAGCGCCGATAGTTCTAGCAAATTGTTTTTTGTCAGGAATATCAGCGCCGTTCTGGTCTTTTTGCATGGCGCCAGCGGCACGATTTATGGTTTCCCGT